TCCAGCTCTGTTCTGTAGTGTTTGCGTAAGGTCTTTGGGTCGATGTCGAGAAGATCAGCGATAAGCTCTTGTCGCGTGCCAACTGTCGCGTGAATCTGCACAAGTGATCGAGAGGCCGGCGTCGGAATATGCGTGCGATCAGGCGGTGTTTGCTTCTTCTTTGTCATGACTTTTGGCCTTTAGTCTTATCCTACGAACTTAAAAGAATATGTGCGAACAGCAACGCGAAGGCCTGTTTTCCTGCTCATATTCTTGCCGACCTCTTTTTGACTTGAATGCACATTATTCGAAACAGTCGAAAGACGCCACAAAGGATTTTTTGACATCGATTGATAGATAGGCACGCTACTAAATTTTGCCTGCACATCATAACCTCTGCGCTTCATTTCATGCGAAGTTGCATCGATCACCTTCATGCCCAACCCAAAGCCTACATAGTCAGGATGAACGACTGTGCGATTGCTGTGCATGATCTTCTTCGTGCCTTTTCTGTGCGGCACATAGTTAGCAAAGCACTGAAAACCTATTTGTCGACCATCGAGATAGATGCCAAAAGTCTCAATATGACCCCCAGGCAGTTTGTCGCTTAGATAGTGATACTTGCTAAAACGATGCCATGAATCTCTTTTGCATTCGGCGATTTCAAATTTGATTGTCTCTGTCCTTTTGTATCCGAGACTTTCTAACCTCCGGTCAAGAAATGTTTCCTTGTTGCAATCGATGACCCAATCAGGATTTAGCCACTCAAAGACATCATAGTGACACGAAATTAGCACGATGCGCTTCTTTTGCTTTCGAGCAAAGCGCTGCACACAAAAGGCCATTGCTTTTGCGACATCACGATCAACGACAGAGGTAAATTCGTCCATCGCTATAAACTCTTTTCCAGAACACATTTGCAAAGCAGCCTCTGCTCTTGCCTTTTGGCCGTTTGAGAGAGCGCCTGCGGGCTTTATCCAGCAGGCGACCTGCGACAGGCCAATGCCTGTTAAGGCGTTTACACAATCTTCATAGCTCATCGACTTATCAAACTGCTCGATGACAGGTCGAGAAAGATCGAGCAAAGTTTCAAACACGGCTTCACCAAACATCTGCAAGGCAAGCGTCGTTTTGCCAGATCCCGACGCGCCTATGATTAGGCCTACATTAAAATCTGTTTTGATGTCTGCCTGCACTCTAAATCGATGCGTCAATTTTTCAGATATGTTCAAATCAACAGACTGCGCAGCCTTAATGCTTCTGAAGCCTGAAGGCGCAGGAGAGACTAGGTTGACTATAAAATCTTGCATTGCACACCTGCTGCTTCAGCTTTGTTGAACCATTCCTCTAGCGTCTGCTCGTCATCAAAAGACAGGATCATTTGATGCTGCATATCTTCAGGAAACTCTGCCTCTTTAGGATCAGCGACTTTCTGCTCATCAAAAAGAGTAGCCATTTCGCCAAGCTCAAAGCCTGTCAGCGTGAGGTCGAAGCCTTCACTGTCGAGGTCTTTCAGCTCGATCTTCAGCATTTCGTTGTCCCAGCCTGCATCGAGCGCGAGGCGATTGTCTGCAATCACATAGGCCCTGCGCTGCGCTTCAGTCAGGTGAGCAGCCTCGATCACAGGCAGAGTTTCTAGGCCTAGCTTTTGAGCTGCAAGAACGCGGCCGTGACCTGCAACGATGCCATTCTCGCCGTCTGTAATGATGGGGTTTAGGAATCCAAACTCTTTAATGCTTGCTGCGATCTTATCGACTTGCTGTGCGCTGTGCGTCCTGCTGTTTCGAGCATAAGGCACGAGATCAGAGACGAGCAAAACTTTATAGTCGGGAAAAGGTTTAGTCATGACGCTGTGCATATTCCCTAACGGTGGTAAAATGATAGCCAGACAGAGCAGCAATTCGCCTTATCGAGAACACTCTTTTGCCTGATTTTGTTCTATGTGCATAGAGGATGCGCCAAGATTCATGGCGTAAATGCGCCGGCTGTTTCTCGCTCACGAGCTGCTGCGCGGTTTTGTTATGCTGTCGCGCTAGATCAGCAAGCAAGCTCTCAGCCCCATAAGGCAAAGCGGGCAGGCGTTTCTTGCTAGGCTTAGGCGCGAGCAGATCATCGACTTTGATCGTAAGCAGAGCCTGCAGAGTGTCGTCACAAGGTCGAGGCGGGTTAAGTGCCTGCGTCGTCACCTGATCAAGCCATGCGTCGATCTTCTCGTCGTCCCTGATCGATTCAATTAGCTTGAGCATGTAGGAGATCGAAGCTCTGTCGCGCTTCATGTAGTTTGCGATCTGCTGATCTGACATGCCGCATTCTGTCGAGGCTAGATAGGCTGCAACAGCACGAGCGCGAGTGATTATCGCAGAGCCTCTGCCTGCACCGATGATCTGGCTAGGTGTGACATCAAGCACAGATGCAACGACATCAAGACATCGCTCGATCATTCAAGCCCCCGCGGTTTCGCTTGAATGGCTGACTTACTGCAATTCGTCAAGCCTCGTGCATTTTCTATGTTGACCTCATACAATACTGCTGTATAAATCATTCATCGACGCAGTGTCGAGCAGGAGATTAAGACCATGAATTACGCAAACCACATCGGCTATTCAGACGTTAACCCACACGAAGTTGTGAAGGTCATTTCTGACAAGTGCCTAGAAATTCGCTCGATGAATGCAGAGCGCGCCAATCCTGAAAACAAGCTAGGCTTTGTTGCAGGCGGTTTTGTAGGTCACTGTGCAAATCAAGACGAGCAAGAGTGGGTAATCACCAGCAACGAAACAGCGCCAACCTTTAAGATCAGACTTCGCAAAGATGGTCGCTGGTTTGACAAGCACGGGCAACGCTTCAGCCTTGCAGATGCACCTCGCAAATTTTACGACTACAACTTCTAAACAGCGGGGCTTCGGCCCCACCCCTTTTTTCTCACAGGAGACACTGACATGACAAACATCAAACTAGCACCAATGCTGAAAGAACAACGCCGCGCAGTGATTGAAGCAGTTGCAATGCACGGGCCCGACACTGTGGGCAATTTCCTTGCAGAGCTTATTGCTTATCGTATCGAAAAGTCCGGCGACATTTCAAACATCTTGACCTCGATCATGCAAGGCATTCGAGCTGCTGAGACATCAGATGTCGAGCGCCGCTATTTTGACATCTGCGACAGCGCAATTGCAGGCGCATGGGCAGAGATTCACAAGAAACAATCAGACGCTCTGGAGGCACAGAAGTCTACACAAAAGGCTGCTGTCGTCGTGAGATCGGGCTGGGACGCAGATCGCGTCGTCACAGGTCGCGACGGTCGAACCTATCACCCAGACGCTGCGCCAGCTTGGCAGTTTGAAGGTTGATCATGTCCTGTCAGATAGCTTTAGGCGTCTGACAGGTTTGCGATCAATCAAGATCGACAGCAGCACGAGCTGCATAATCAGGAGAAATGAAAATGACAAAGAATTGGACAATTGAAAAAGCTGCAGGCGGATCTGTCGTTGTGTTTGATGAGACAGGCGATGTCGTTGCAAACATCACAAAGTCTGAAAATGGCTGGCTATTGATCAAGATGATTTCTGCTGCTCTTGCAGGCACGCAAGGCGCTTCGCTTTACGACAAAGACGCAGAGCAATATCTTGCAGGTGAGCTTCATCAGCTGCTGGGTGAAGTCTAATGCACCTGCACCTTACCTGCGCTGATAGTCCTTATCACAGCGGCGATGTGAGCTATGGCGAGCACCTAGAAAACGCTCGTCGATGTGCCGCTACACTTCGAGGCCTGTTTGAAAATGTTTACGTTTTCGGCGTTTTAGAAAATCCTGATGACGCAGACCAGACTGCTCACGATGTCAGACACGCTCTCGACTGGATTCAAGCACTATGACCCCGACATCTGCTCTACTCGCAGCGAGCGGCCTCTCTCACAGAGAGGCTGCTAGCCTGTTCTCTGTCAGCGTGCCGACAGTTAACTCATGGTCATGCGGACGCAATCAGACACCGCCTCATGTGATCGAGAAGCTCACGCAGATCGTGAGAGACAATCTCTCGAATGCCTCTCAGATCGCACAGGGCGCGCCTGCATACGGATTCTCAGCAATTGTGATCGGTCTATCGCTCGCAATGAAAATTTAGCCTGCCAAGCCTCTGAGAGCTTCTGACATAGCCTGTGCAGATCGCACAGGCGGTCTAGGATCCGATTGAAGATCAGGCGCAGGCATGAAATCGACATCACGAACAGGAGCAGGCTTTGGCAACAGAGCCTGCTTCGTCTGTTTGGCAGACCATTCAAGACTAGCTAACAAGCTCTGTCGTTTATGCACGAGCCTTTCGCAAGCCTTCTCGATGTCATCAGCTCTTGGGGCTCGATGACTGCGCCAGCCTTCAAGAGCAGCTAGTGCGACATCTGCAGGGTATTTCATGAGCGTCCTGATCGACACGGCCACCGCGGCCTTTGCTGAGTCCTGATCTTCTCGATAAGACGGGAAGCGAGCCACACACTCTGCATAAGCTGTCGCAAGGCTGTTTGCGTCTGCTGGCGTCATTGCGAGGCGAACCGCAGAGATTGCGCCTTGATAGTCGTAATT